ATTAAATATCGTATTAAGTCGGAGGTGGACGATGCAACTGAAAGCTAACCGACTGAATAAGCGGGCAGAGTTTGGTGAAATGGTGGCGGGTGATGAAGTTAACCCTAATACTGGTGATTCTATTGACGTGTTTCAAGCTTCATTTTCACGATATGCAGGGCGCTACAGTCGTTCATTTTCTCAACAGGTTGAAGTGGCCGATACTACACTTGAAGATACGTCAGTTATAGTCATAAGGCATACCGATAAGATCAATGACCAGATGAAGGTTAAGTTTGACGGCGATTTGTACAGCGTTGTTAGCATTTCATCTGATGACAGTACAGCCGTTAGTTATGACTTGGTTACAGTTAGAAAGTATGTGGTAACTCATGGCTAATGAGCTTGATTCTGAGTCGTTAGATAACCTTATGGCCAGCCTTGAGACTGGACTGAGCACTACAGAGCGTCTGAAAATCAACACTAAAGCAGCGGACGCTTTCAAAACGGTAATGCTTAGTGATGATCGCATACCAAAGAGTGCTCATGTATACGGTGGCGGTACGGTTCACTTGCGTTCTGCATTCATCATGCACATTAACGCATTGAATGGCACCGTAGAAGACGGCTTTTCTAAAGAGAGCAAGAAAGCCTATATTGGCCGTTTCCTAAATGACGGGTGGACGGTTAAAGATAGAAATAAGCAGACTCACTCTCATGTAGAGGGGCTTCATTTCTGGGAGCTCACACGGCTTGAAAGCAAGTCTGCTGTTCAAAAAATTATGATTAACGGTGTAAAAAACGCCATTGATAGGAAGGTGAAAAAATGACCCCCGCTTCAAAAGTAGTGGCGCTGCTAAAAGCAAACACAGCAACTCTGGTGAATATAGATTCTTCAAATATTCACGCTTATAAAATTGCTGATAGCGACTGGGTAGATGACACCCCTATCATTTTAGTAACTGAAATAGATGTTGATACATATTTATACGGCAACGGCGTTGCGGTTAAAGCCTATGATGAAGTTCAGATTCAGTTCTATTATCCTTCTGATTATGATCAGGACATGAACACAATTGAAGAAAGCCTAAAAGTAGTGATGTTCAATAACGGGTATCGCTTTTTTAGTATCGGTGGCCATGCAATAACGCCAGACACGGAAAATATTATACAAACGATTAAATTTAGAAAATCGAACTAGGAGGAATATACATAATGGGTGCAAAAGGTGGATATATTGGCTTACAAAAAGCCAAGTTAGCATTATTGGACGACAACAACAAAGTAATCACTTCAGGTGGTTTAAATGATGACGGTGACGGTATTTACACTGTCACTGTTTCTGAAGATTTAGGGGCAAATGCTGCTTCATTAACTGGTTTAGCCGGTTCAACTACTTCAGTTTATGGTAACAACACACGAGTTAAGATGTCTGTTGGTAAGGCACAGCCAAGCATTGCTCTTACCGTCAATGCTTTTAACTATGAAACGTTGAATAAGATTCTTGGTCGTAAAGACCTTGGCAACGGTAAGTTCAACTTTGAAGGCGACCCTGTGAACTTAGCAATGGCCGTATATTCAAACACTGATGACGGTGGTGACATCATTTTTGGCTTCTATAAAGGTATCATGACGCCCGGTGATTTATCACTTGCAACTGATCAAGATACTGAAAACCGCGTCACTGACGCATTAACTTATACGCCACTTGGCAATGAAGACGGTGACTATGGTGTGATTGCTTGGTCTGACGCAGACGGTTATGAAGAATCAGATGTGTTAAATACCATTTTCCCGCAAGCAAGCAGTGACACAACGACTACTACGACTGTAGCCGCTTCAACTACGACTACTAGCACTACTACTGTAGCCTAGTTTAAAGAAGGGAAGAAAGCGATATGCACTATATTCTATGTCAACCAGCAATTCAACGTTTTAAGTGGGAACTTGAAGTGTGTTTGACCAACCTGATTGACAGCAATCACGTTAAACCAGCAGATATTATTCTGCTCTTTACGTCACACAACAATAAAATTCCACAGTTCTTTGCTGACAAGTACGGTGTAGAAGTGCATGTCTACAGAGACGAACGTGGGGACAAGCAATACATTCCAAGTGTTAAGCCGTATCTTTGGTGGAAGTTCTTGGAAGAAGACAGTTCACGCCAATATGAGACGTATTTCTACATGGATTCTGATGTGATTTTTCGTGAGAAGCCAAACATTAGCAAATTGCCTGCAAAGCCTAATTGCTGGGTGGCAAGCAACTGCAATGGATATTTGAATCTTGACTACATTCGTAGCCGCAAGAACGGGGAAAAGTTACTACATAAAATGGCTGACCTAATCGGGGTTACAGTCTCATCGCTAGAAACCATTAACGGCAATTCTGGCGGCGCTCAGTGGTTCATTGTTCAACCCACTATTGAATACTGGGAAAAGGTTTATAAGGACTGCACGCCGCTATATAGCTTGCTTCAGCAGGCCGATAGCAACATTCAAGCATGGACTGCTGAGATGTGGGCGCAGTTATGGAATTTGATGTATTTCAACATTGGTGTACTAGTAGATCATGAGCTTGATTTTTGCATGGCCACTGATGATGTAAAGAAGTATAAAGAAACTAAGATTTTACATAATGCCGGCGTGGTTAAAAGTGATTCTGATCACTTATTTTTTAAGGGTCAATATGTACGAAAAACACCGTTCAAAACAGATTTAAGCTTTGTAGATGAACACCGGTGCTCAGCAAAGTATGTGCACGCAATTAATCAGGTCAAATAGAAGGAGAAATTAACCATGAAATTAACTTTAAACAACGTAGGAATTAAGAAGACTGTCAATGTAACTATCACTAACCGTATCGCCCGCAACGCCCTGCAAGTTGCCAAGACAGCTAATGCAAGTGAAGCGGCTGACAGTGAAGATGTAGCCTTATCAGGTCAAATTTCAATGATTGGTGAAGTCATTGACTTCTTGGCTGATGTTTTCAAACTCAATGAAAAACAAATCGATCGTATCTGGGACGCGGACTTTGTTGAAACGCAAAACGCTTTTGCTGATGTTTCAGCCGCTATCTTTGGTGCACAGCCTATGTCTCCAACGGAGGAAAAGGCAAAAAAATAGCCGCCCGCAAAAGGCTGCGTGAGACAAAAAATGCACTTGAAGACATGGATTATAACTATCAACAGGCCATGATTCAAATGGGTATTCCTATCAGCGTTTATGAGAGTGAAGATTTCTTCAAAATTAATCGTGTTATGTTGGCGAAGCCACGTGAAGAGCGGGCACAAGACCCACTTGCTGCACTACGCAGTGCAGGCTTGTCAATTGGTGGTTCTATCAAAGCGTAGGAAGGGGGAAAATAATGGAAACAATTTCAGGCTATCGGTTCAGATTTGATATTGAACAGAGCAGCTTCAAGACTGCAATTAAGCAAATGCGGGAACAGTTGCGTTTCTTAAAAAGCGACACGAACGCAAGCTTCAAAGAAATGCGGTCAGCAGGTAACACTACTGAAGCATACAGTGAGAAAGCTAAGAAGCTTGCTCAGCAATTAAAAGTGGAGAAAGAAATTCTTCAGCAATCAAGAGAGCAGGTCAAGGAACTCACTAGTTCTTTTAACCGGCAGGAAGACACACTGAAGAAAGAATCTGAAGCACTTAGCAGCGTAGGCACAAAGCTAAAGTCCGAAAAAGAACGGCTTGAGCAGGTCAAGGAAAGTCTGGGGACTAATTCGAGCGCCTACAAGAAGCTAAAGAGTAATGTAGAGAGCCTAGAATCAAGTTATAAATCACAAGTGAACGTTGTTTCAAAGGCCAATTCTAAGTATGAAAATACACGCAAGTATTTAAATCAAGCTACTACTCAGGTAACAAGAACCCGCAAAGAGATTGCGTCACTGACTGCGCAACAGCAAAGGGCTAATGAGAAGGCTGAACTTTACAAGACGGGCATTACTCAAGTAAAAGCCGCTATCAAGAGAACCAGAGAAGAAACATCTAGCTATGTAGACAAGCTCAAATCTGAAGGCAATGTCTATAGTGCTCAAAAAGCCAAGCTTAGCGGTCTGAAAAAAGAGCATACTTTGCTTGATGAACAACTGACCAAAGAAAAAAGCTTGCTTAGCAGTCTTAATGCCCGTTACGGCACAAGTTCTGATAAAGCTCAGGAACAGCGTACCCGCATTAATAAGCTCACCACTGCTTATAACAAGCAGGCAAGTGAAATGCGTAGCTTAAATAGTCGGTACGGTAAAATGTCCACTGGCATGACTAAAGTGCGTGACACGGCTTCTAAGACCGCTTCTAAGATAATTTCTACTTTTTCGCGCTATCGCAATGCGATTCTGACAGTCACAGCAGCAACTGCTGGGCTGGGGGCTGCAACGGTTAGCGGCACTAAGAAAGCGTCTGATTTACAGACCACTTATAAAACCGTTACAAACGTTTTAGTTAAGGGTGGTGAAAGTGCCAAGTCGACTGCTAAGCAGGTTGCAAAAATGCAGTCAGACGCTACCAAATACTCTGTGAAGTATGGTAAGTCACAATCATCAATTGCCGAAGCTTATCTTGATTTGGTCAAACGTGGCCATACCGCAAAAGAAGCTGTAGCGGTTATGAAGTCTGAACTTCAAGCGTCTGTCGCAACGGGTGATAAATTCTCTGATGTCGTTTCAGTATCATCTCAAGTTATTGAGTCTTTTGGTATGAAGACCAACAATACAGCCAAGATGACGGCTAACACAAAGAAAGTTGTTAACGAATTAGCTTACACGGCTGATATGACCGCCACAGATTTTCAAAGCTTAGGTAAGGGTATGGAGTATGTCGGTTCGGTTGCCAAAACAACCGGCGTTAGCTTATCATCAACTTCTGCAATGCTTGGTGTGCTTAGTAATCGGGGCTTGGAAGCGGACAAGGCAGGGACAGGCGTTCGTAAAGTCTTAACTTCACTGGCAAGCAACGCTTCAGCACTCAAAAAGTATGGCATTCAAGTCAAGAACTCAAATGGTGACTTGAAGTCAATGAGCAGCATTTTTACTCAGATTAATAACAAAACCAAGAACTGGGGCACGGTTAAGAAGAACGCATTCTTCAAAGCTATTTTTGGCACAACTGGAATGAATGCTGCTTCAATCCTTTCTGAGAACGCTAATCAACTTGGCAACCTAACTAAAAAAATTGGTGCTGCTGGTGAGAAGGGCACTTATGTTGCGTCACTGGCCAAAGCTAACATGAAGACTGCTAAGAATGCCTATGCTCAATTTAAGCAGGCAGGGCAAGCGCTGATCACTTTGCTGGGTAAGAACTTATTACCAGCACTTTATAAGTCATCAAAAGAGTTAACAAAGACGTTTTACAATACGCAGACAATGGCAGGACTAAAGCAGTTAGGTAAAGCTGTGGGGAGTTTGGCTAATAAGATTGCTGATCTATTCGGCTATTTAGCTAAGCATTCATCTGCGTTGGCTGGGATTGTTAACAATCTTGGCACAATCACTGGGCTGATTGCTAAAGGTGCATGGTCAGTTTTTGCTGGCACACTGAAGACTATCGGCACAATGTTTGGAGTTGTACATAAGAAGGGCAAAAATTCTAGTGGTGTATTAGAAGACATCAACGGTATTCTAGAGAAAATTGCCAAACATCAAACAGCGCTGAAAGCTGTTGGTGGCGTATTAATTACATATTTTGCCAGCAAGAAATTGCTCACATTTGCTACTTCACTAAAAAGTAAATGGTCAGGGCTTTTTGACTTGTTCAAGAGCTCAAAATCAAAGGTAGCTGTGACTGCTACTGAAGAAACTGCTGCAATTAACACTGAAACGGGTGCTGTGAAGCGTCTTACAGCGGCGTTAAAGGAAAAAGAAACGGTAAGCTCTTCAAGTAGCGTCACCAGCGAAGTTGAAAATACGGCCAGCACTACTTCTACTTCTACTGGTAGTGGTAGCTGGTCAAAAGCTGAAAAGGAAACAGCCAAGACTGCAAAAAATGTAGAGA